CTTCTTGATGCTTCTAAAATGGGAGTACCTCAAAAAAGAGAACGTGTATTCTTTATATGTATCAGGCATGATTTGGGAGTCCATTTCCTAAAAGTTTCAGACCTCTTCAATGTTGAGCCATACATCGACATGGAATTTAATGAATCGGAAATATATTATGGGGAATATGCGGATTACAAGGGAAAGCCTATTGGTGTAAAAATGAGAAAGTTATTTGAGCAGAGAGTGGCAGGAGATATTGCTTTGGCAGAGGCCTATAAGAAACAAACTGGAAAACGAGGCTTTTTTAATCAACAATATCTATATGAGAACAAAGTAAGCTACACCCTAACAACTCATGCAGACTCAATTATTCCTTTTAAGCAGCCTATATATTTATCACGGTCAGAAGTATGTAATATATCCACATTTCCACAAGATTATCATTTCCTCAACCAATCCCCACATTATATCTGTGGAATGAGTGTACCACCCGTTATGATGGCGCACGTAGCCTCACGAATATGGAAATATTGGTTATCTAAATTATAAATCAAATGAAATCAGAAGAATTAGCAACCCAGTGGTGTCGGGATCATCCTGATGCAACATTGGAACAAGCATTCATGGCCGGATTAGGCCATAAGATGAATATGAATAAGGATTCTCTTTCTGCAAGGAAAGACAAATTCAGAAGTGAAGTCCTCATGTATAGAGGGAAATATCCTGATGATATGTTGAAGGACTTTTTCGAGTATTGGACTGAATGCGGAGGACGGAAAATGCGCTTTGAGAAGGAACGTACATTTGAAGTTTCCAAACGTTTAGTCAGATGGTCTAATAATGATTTTAACAAGTATGGGAAACAACTTAATTCAAGTCAACAGCAATCTCCCGGCAACCGAAAAGAAAGCGTTGAAAGACTTGCTGACCTTGCAAGCGGAGTATTACAAGGGATTGCACGTAAGTTCGATTAAAGAAGCTGTTCTCAACACTCCTAACCTACCACTCTCCGTTATAAGAAAAGAAATCACATTGGCTGGCGCAAGAGCCATACTGGTAATTGCGATTAACGAGCTTGTGTCTTTTTTCAATGTTGGAAAAACGATGAATGATGTTCAAGTGGCACTTACCGCTGATCTAATAATAGACAGATTCTATTATCTCAAATTGGAGGAAATCAAATTGTGTTTCCGTAATGCTATGGCTTCCGGTAAGATTTACGATAGGCTGGACGGTAATATCATTCTCGGCTGGTTAAATGAATACGATGCACAGCGTGATGAAATTGTTTCTTCTCTTTCAATTAATGAAGCCCATGAACAAAATAATAACAGCACTGGAATGTTCTATGGAGAATATATCAAACATCTAACTGAAAGATCGGAAAATGGAGATGAAGAGGCCAAAGAATTATTGGAATCCCATCAATCATTCATACAAAGGATGAAATCAAATGATAAAGAAGCCGCTTTCAAAAAATGGAAAGAAGAATATTATGGAAGAACTAAGAGACAAACTACTTGACTGGGCGAAACAATTTGAGACACCTGATTTTATAAAAGATGATCCTATATTTTTTCCACATAAGTACAATGATAAAAAGGACATAGAAATCAGTGCCTTTCTTACTTCATGGATAGCTTTCGGGAATCGCAAACTGATAATGCAGCAAGCAGAAATTTTGGATAATCTAATGGGTAATTCTCCTTACGCCTTCATTATGAACAAAATATGGGAACAATACAAAGAAAATACAAATACCTTCTACCGTATGTTCACCTACCATGACTTCTTCTGCATTTGCCAGCGGTTGTACAACATATATCAGGAATGGGATGATTTGGAAGTCTTTTATGAGGGTTACAACAATGTTATCCGCGAAATACAAACAGATTTTGGTGGCGTAAAAGGTATTCCAAAATTGGAGCGTGATTCTCCATGCAAGCGTATTTGTCTGTTTCTACGGTGGGTAGTACGAAAATCGCCAGTGGATTTAGGTATTTGGAATATTATTCACCCGACAGAATTATACATACCATTGGATGCACATGTTGCCAAAATGGCACACCAGCTTGGGATAACAACACGCAAAACAGAGGACTGGAAAATGGTTCAACAAGTAACCAATTACATGAAAACAATTTTCCCGGATGATCCGTGCCGGGGAGATTTTGCATTATTCGGATATAGTATTAACGATAAATAATTTACATTATGTCAGAACTTAAAATCACACAAGAAAAGGTAACAGCCGCTTTTAGTGAAGCAAACGACTGTCCTAAAGCAATTAGTATTCTAACAGCCCTATTCGGAAAGCAAAAGCCGGATTATACAGATTATCACAATATTAAAACTTACGAAGATGCTTGTGAAGCAATAGGTGTAAAACCTATTGTTCGCCTACTTGTTGAGGATGAAGACGGACACAAAGAAGAAGTGGCTGATATTGCACACCTCGCCTACATCAAACTATGCACAATTGCTCGTGCATTGAACAACGATCCTGATTTTCCACGATTTACTAAAGATGAATACCGTTATACGCCGTGGTTTTATCTTTATAATCAGAAAGAAATTGATGAAATGGACGAAGAGGATCGTAATCGGCTGGTTCTTTGGGGCGGTGATGCGAGTTACGGTGCGCATTGCGGCCTCGCTTCTGCGACCTCGAATACCGGTTGGTCGTCCTCGAATGCGAACCTCGGCTCTCGCCTTGCTGTAAAATCAAGTGAAATCGCAATTTACTTTGGAGAACAATTCAAAGAATTGTGGAAAGACTTTCTGATTGGAAAAAAGTAATCACACTGGGGAGGCCGCATTAAAGCGGCCTTTTCCATACCTTTTAAATCTATGACTCCAAAAGAATTTTTCGACAAAGTGGTGGAAATGCGCCGTTGCCAAAAAGAATATTTTAAAAATAAGAGACAGATAGATTTACGAATAAGTAAACAAATTGAGCGTGAAATAGATGAAGAAATTGAACGTGTTCAAAAAATCCTTCACGACAAACAGAATCCGCAACTCTTTTAGACTATGGTTAATATGAAAATCCTTGACCTACCATTAAAAGCAAAATGGTATGAAATGATCGAATCCGGAAATAAGAAAGAAGAATACAGAGAGATCAAGAAATACTGGATCGGAAGATTGGCAAAATGTGGAGGTCGCAATTCCTATGAAAAGACTGGTTTCTATTGTAAAAAAGCTATTTGTTTTTCTTGTATTACACGTGGAAACGGCTTTCACCCCAAAGAATACACTCATGTTCGCTTCCGTTTTGGCTACACCAAACGGACAATGCTTTTTGAACTTGAATCTATAACCATCGGAGTTGGTAACACCAACTGGGGAGCACCGAATAACGAATGTGTGTTTATACTTAAACTGGGAAAATGTATCAAAAAAACATGAAAGTAAGGACTCAACAGAATTTCAACCGAAAAACTCGTGAAACAGTATTCGGTATCAGCATCATGCCTGACGGTGGTAGAAGATATTGCAAATATCCAATAGGCCACCAAGAATACAAAGACTATACCCAAGCATACCAAGCAATGAAAGATGTACAAAAGATATTGGATAATGGAGGCCGATTAGTGTATTCTCCCAAAGGTAGTGCCGGGATTAATAAAAATGAATATGTAAAAATTGAAATGGCATAAAAATGAAAATATTAGTAAGTTTTTCAGGTGGTAAGGATTCACAAGCATGTTTGATCCAAGCCTTCAAACAATATGGGGGGGGGGGAATTTAACCGCTGTGTTTTGTGACACCGGTTGGGAACATCCTGACACATATAAACATGTGAATGATGTTTGTCTGCAAATGGGTGTAAGACTTATAACTCTCAAATCAAAATATGATTTTGTGTCTTTAGCAGCTCATAAGAAAAGATTTCCTTCCACGAATGCACGATTTTGTACCAGTGAACTAAAAATGAAGCCAATGATTGATTATGTACTTTCTCTGAAAGAAAGCTGCATTATCATACAAGGTATCAGAGCCGGAGAAAGTACAGCACGTGCGGCAATGGAAGAGGAATGTATGTATTTCAAATCATATTTTCAACCTAATAAGAAAGGAAGAACTGAAAACTACCGAAGTAAGGATGTCAAAGAATGGTGCTCCCAATATGACGCTTCTGTTCTAAGACCGATCTTCAAATGGAGTGCACAGCAAGTTATAGATTGCATACTGGATGCAGGACAGAAACCGAGTCCATTGTATTACCGTGGATTCTCACGTGTTGGATGTTTCCCGTGTATCATGTGTCGGCATAAAGAAATCGAACTTATAGCCAAAAATGATCCTGAAATGTGCCAACGCCTGATTCAAGCAGAGAAAAGCGTAGGACATTCCTTCTTTCCTCCATCATACATACCTCAAAGATTTTGTAAAAACAAACAATATCCTTATGTAGAGGAAGTTTTGGAGTACGTTAAAGAACATACCCCTGATATGTTCGAGCCGGAAGGTGGATATGCCTGCATGAGTATGTTTCATGGACTATGCGAATAAATAAAAATATTATGAAGAACATTACCATAGAGAAAACGTAACAGAAAAATGGTACGGAGAACGTTTAAAAATAAAAGCTATAAAGTTCCTCATAGAAAAAGGATATGATGTGCCAATTTATTAATTGATAAGAAAGGAGTCAAATGGATAATTTTAGATTTAATATAGTAGCAGATAGTGAAAGTACATTCAAAAACGCTATGGCTATCGCTATGAGTCAACATTCAAAGGCTGTGGGCTATGAATTGAAAGATAGTAAGCTCATTCTTTATTGGACTAAAGCATCTACAAACTCAAATATGTGTGCATTTCCTTGTCCTATGTCTGTTGAAGACATTATTCCCTTTGTATGGTCATTCATCCAAAAAATGGATGTTACTGAAAAAGTAGATATAGATGGTAGTGTTGGCAAAGCCTTTCATATTTACAATGAGGCATGGGGACATATAAATAATCAGTGGGACGCTTTTGTTGCTATTGAAGTTGTACCAGCTTTGTATGGGAAATAAATCATGAAATGTGAAGAGCACGTAGATAAAGGAAAAACAAGAATAAGAGGCTGGCATAATTTTACTCCATGTAAGAATACTGTTAAATACAAAGTTACATACCCAAGTGGCAATGTTCAATTTTTATGTGGAGTCCATTATAATAGATTGAAAAGACTTGGATATAACGTTAAAGCCGAAGAAATCTGAAAATAATATTAGTAGAAAAAATTACATTACTTCCATATATTCAAATTCATGTACGAAGGATTAAGAATAAATTTCAGACTATGGCATATTGCAGGCGGTATTTACGAATACAAAAAATTGATAAGACTTCCTCGAAAACAAAAGAAAGCATTAAAGAAAAATCTTTTGCAGGAAATTTTTACGATAGATAGAAGCTACCTAAAAGAGTGCCCAAAGCCTAAAAAAATGCCAATATTTAGTTATAAACAAGAATAAAAAGGATATAAATAATGCCGATAAGCGAAGTATATAACATGGACTGTATGGAATACATGAAGGGGATTCCTGATAAGTTCTTTGATTTAGCGATAGTCGATCCCCAGTATGGCATAGACATAATGCACAAGGGTGGGATGCCGAAGCATTTAGGCTTTAAGCAGTATAAACGCAAGGACTGGGACAAGAAACCACCTGGCAAAAGATATTTTCAGGAGTTATTTAGAGTAAGTAAGAATCAAATAATTTTCGGTGGCAACTATTTTACTCAACATCTGCCTCCTAAAATGGGTTGGATCGTCTGGGATAAGGGGCAACATGGACTAACAATGTCTGACGGAGAATTGGCATGGAGTAGTTTTGACAAGGCTCTTCGGATCATAACTCTAAACCGGTGTACAATTGGAGAACGAGGTGGAAATATCCATCGTTGTCAGAAACCAGTGAAATTATATGCTGAAATATTAAGAAAAAACGCCAAAGAGGGAGACAAAATTTTTGATAGTCATTTAGGTTCAGGAAGTAGCAGAATAGCTGCTTATGGACTTGGATTCGATTTCTATGCAACTGAAATAGATGAAGAATACTTTGAAGCACAAGAAGAACGTTTTCACCGGGAATGTTTTGGGGAGATAAAAACAGAGAGAGGAACGTTGATTCAAACTAATTTATTTGATAAATAGATATGAAACAGACAGTAGAAGAAGCGGCAAAGGAAGCAAGGATGACAAGTGCCGAAACATTAACTACTTATGGCACACACACGTCACTTGATGATTTTACATATTTATCTCATGATGAAATTGCAGAATCTGCATTTATAAAAGGTGCTGACTGGCAGTCAAAGCAATCACCTTGGATAAGCGTGAAGAGACGGTTGCCGGATGAAAATGAAGACATCATCATTCTATGTAAACATGGTGCGATTTTTAACGGCACATATAGCAACAATGTATGGTTCTGCATGGATGGTTATATCTATGACACGTACAAAGGTAACCCAATTTACTCTTCAATGAGCAGCATACCTCCGTCATGGGAACCGATAGCATGGATGCCAAAACCTAAATTTGAAGAATAATGAATATTGGAATTTTAGCCGTTGATAGCAATTTCCCCAATTTAGCACTTATGAAGATCAGTGCTTACCACAAGGCAAGAGGCGATCAAGTGGAATGGTATAATCCACTATGTAAATATGATAAAGTATATGTAGCTAAAGTTTTCACTTTCACACCCGACTATAACTATTATATCAATGCTAACCAAATAGAAAAAGGTGGCACCGGATATGATATTGAAAAAGTTCTTCCAGTTGAGGTTGATCGTCTTCAACCTGATTACTCGATCTACAATATTGACTCCAATTTGTCCTATGGATTTCTGACACGTGGGTGTCCCAATCGGTGTAAATGGTGTGTTGTTCCTAAAAAAGAAGGAAAAATCTCACCTTATATGGATATTGAGGAAATAACAGCCGGACGGAGAAAAGCTATCCTTATGGATAATAATATACTGGCCTCAAACTATGGCTTGCAGCAAATAGAGAAAATCATCAAACTGGGTATCAAAGTGGATTTTAATCAAGGACTGGATGCCCGTTTAATCACGGATGAAATCGCTCGGCTACTTGCAAAAGTAAAATGGATTAAACGTATTCGCTTTGGATGCGATACACCGGGACAGATTGCAGAAGTTGAACGTGCTTCCGCTTTAATAGACAAGTATGGATATAAAGGGGAATATTTCTTGTATTGCATCCTTATGGACTTTGAAGAATCGTTTGCGCGCGTCAACTACTGGAAATCTAAAAGCCGCCGTTTTCTTCCACATTGTCAACCCTTTCGTGATCTGAACAATCCACACCAAATTATTCCACAGTGGCAGAAAGACATGGCACATTGGGCTGATAGGAAGGAAATATACATGAGTTGCGACTTCAAAGACTTTTCACCAAGAAAAGGCTTTTTATGTAAGGAATACTTTAAAATATTGTGAGATGAAATTAAACAAAAAGACAGAGCGACTTATTAAACATAGAGCCGCTGAATTAAAAAAAATATATGAAACTCCTAATCCCGAAGTAGATAAAATTATTTCTGAATTGAGAGCAGAAGCAACGAAACGTCCACAGAACATGAGTAAGGAAGAAGAAATTGCTTATATTCTGAAAAAGGCTGATGAAAATTGCGATCATATAGAAATTCGTAAAATCCTAAATGTAAGTAATACATGAATACATCTTTTGAACGATCTGCAAACGCTTCCGATGAATGGTACACACCACGAGAAATCATTGAAGCATTAGGTGAATTTGACCTTGATCCATGTGCTCCCATGCACCCTCTTTGGCCTACTGCAAAAATCATGTACAACAAGCAGGACAATGGTCTTATACAAAATTGGGGGGGGGCGAATTTGGCTTAACCCTCCGTACTCCAAACCGCTTATATGGCAGTTTGTAGAGAAATTGGCAGAACACGGCAACGGTATAGCACTACTTTTTAACCGGTGTGACAGCAATAAGTTTCAAGACATCATCTTCACGAAAGCAACCGGTATGATGTTTTTGAGGAATCGAATAAAATTCTTCCGTCCCGATGGAACACGTGGGGACAGCCCCGGTTGCGGTAGTGTTCTTATTGCATTTGGCCGGGAAAATGCCGAAATTTTAAGGAACTGCTCTTTACAAGGCAAATATGTTGAACTTAACAATGATAAATGATGAAAGTCTTATATTTACTCATGCTCATTGCCGGTCTTCTGTGGATCGGTGATTTCTCTATCACCTTAAAACCCTTTTCTGTATCTTTACCATGCTGGTATAAATCCGTTGGCATACTTCTATTTTGGCTGTCAATGACTATATATGTTTTAGGTGAGCATACCAAAGGCTATAAAGAAGGATTTGATACTGGAATTAAACAGTGCATTAAGATACTTGATAGAAATTGCT